AACTGCATGAATGGAACAAACGATGCAGACCCAAGAATAACTACTTGAGTAAACGTCTTATAGTTTAACTTTAGAATTTGTTGTTCAAGAACTTTTTGATAGTCACGTGATGCAGCATCTTGATTGATCATCTCACCATTAAGATAGATCTCAAAAATGTTTGGTTTGATACCACGAACAATTTTATACTCCCGACCAGAAATAGAAAACTCAATAGTAACCAAACACTTTTTACCATTAATGCTATTGATAAGTTGGTTCTTGTTAATGTTACGGAATGGTTTTCCAAACAATGAAAAGCACAATGCATCTAAGATTGTGCTTTTACCTTCACCATTCTTACCAATGATAAGAGTTGTTGGTGATTTGTTTAATAGAATTTTATTTGGTGAGTTGCCAGTCGATAAAAAGTTAGACCACTCTACGCTTTTAAATACAATCATTCACTTTTCCATTTCATACCCATAGACTTATAAATGAACTTCATTATAAAATTGGGTTTCTTTTTAGAGATAATAGTAATTGGCATTTCATCAACATTAATAGTGAATGATGGAGCACCAATATTATTTGAGATAGTAGTCCAAGTAGTAGCACCAGTACCATTCCAATTATTCAAAGTATACCCAGTATAATTTTGTTTCTTACGCTGTTCTTCATCATAATCAGTACAAGGTTTAAAATTTAAATCCAGTGGAACTTGTTCCGTTAGTGGAAAGAAATAACTAATCTCAAGTTGTTGCATTATACTACCTCTTGGTTCACCGCTTCTGTATACAATGTTCTCATGAATGTTTTAATCTGTTCTTTGTCAACGTCTGTTTCAATCGAGTCAACATAGTTAGATAAAACAGAGACAGTATCTTCGAGATTAATCTCTTCACCAATCTCACCATCTTCAAATTCAGAGAAGTCTTCAATAATCTTAATTTCGTAGCATCCTTTATTATACAACTTTTGGATGAACTTGTCAAATTTATAAAAGTCAGTTTTATTAACAACAACTAACTTTACATACTTACCTGTTAAATCGACTGTATCGAGATCGAGTGGTTCTTTTTCTCTATCGTCGTATTCGACTCTTTCAAACATAGTATTTGGATTTGGTATGAATTCGAGTTCTCTTCGCTCGAGATCAAACAGGTGGAATCCTCTAGTGTCTTTGTAATCTTGCCAAGTAAGTTCGTAGGGGTTGCCAAGATAGTAGATATGACCATCGTCTGACCTATGATGATAATGACCAGAAAACACCATATCAAATTTATCGAATATTTCTTTAGAAAGACCATCGTGTGATTCCATTCCTCTATGCATTGCAAAGCCTGCGATCTCAAAGTGACCCATACAGACTTCTGCTTTTGTGTTTTTCATTTCATCAATAGAATCTTGATAATTCTCTGGACAGATCCATGGCATCATGCAAATACTTGTGCCATCAATAACGATTGTTTCTGGTTTGGAGATAACATCAATGTTACCATATTCAACTAGAAGTAAATCTGGAGAGTTTACCTCATTAGTATTTTTATAATAAGTGTCATGATTACCAGCCAGCATATGAACTCGGATGCCACGCTCTTCTAACCTGTCGAAGAACATTTTCTTGGCACGATCAAGTGCGTAGAAGTTTACATACTTGCGACGATCAAATGTATCACCAAGGATAAGAACAGTATTAATACCATTAGCGTCAAGAGTGGGGAAGAAGGTTTGTTCATAAAATTTTTCAAAGAAGTCTAAGAACGCAATACTATCATTCCTTGCACCAAAGTGCTGGTCAGTAATAATGGCTACTTTCAAATGAAACCTACCTTTCGGTTTGTTTGTGAATTTTGGCTGAACTCTGATTGTTTGTTAAACACTTCAGCGATAGAAAAAGAAGATGCTCCAGCGTCAACAGCAACACCAAGTTTTTCACCAAGTTTTTTCGCATCAGCATAATTTAGTGCATCGAATGTGACGATATCAAAACAACGACCTGGACGAATAAGAGCAGAGTCAATGTCACGGATAGATGGTAAGTTTGTAGAGAAGATCATCTTCTTACCTTTGGTTGTAACAAGACCATCACCCACGTTAAGGAAACGATGCATCATTGTGTTACCATCGCTACGTGACTTCAAGAAAGCATCACTATCTTCAAGAACCATAACTTCTGCATCGTCTTCAATAAACTTTGCGAAGAAACCATCTTTTTCAAGAATACCTGCATCATAGGTTACGATTGCAGAACAGTTGCGATGAGCAAGCAGACCACGAATGAATGTAGTCTTGCCAGTTCCTGGAGGTCCAATTAGTAGGAGAATGTTGGCAGAAGATCCCATGTAACGATCATAGTAATCGCCAAGGGATTCGCCATTAAGGAATGGATACATTTCTTCAACAGGAAGACGATCACGATTTAATGGAACATTAACAGAGTTACCATCAGCACCATAGATCCATTCGATATAAGATGTCACAACATCAAAGTTATCTTCAACAACCTTAACGATTTGCTCTGCGAATTCAGCATCACCAAATGCACGAACAGTGGTTGAGTTAGAGTTTACATCAAACTTGATAAAGTTGTGTGTATCTTCTTCAACAATAAATCCAGTTGATGAATTGTTTTGCACAAACAAACAATCTTTGTAATGTTCTTCTGCCCACTTGGACCAGCGTTGACGATCACAGAGAACAGTTGTTTCTCGTTGTACTGTTGATAGTTTTGCATCAACACGACGCTTCATAATTTCGACTGTGACTAAGTCTTCGAAATCAGAAACACCTAAAAAAATCTTTTCATTATTGCTCATAATATTATTCAAATTAAAGTTGTTATCATATGTATCCCATGTATATTTTCTAAGAAGTTTCTTACCTTGTTTTCTTCTTCTAGATTTTACACTTCTGGCTAGGGAAGGATACTTGTGAGATACTATATTGTGTCCTGCTTGCAGTTCACGAATCCACTGTCTTATGTCCTGTGTCATCTTCATCATCATCCAAAAAACTGTTCAATGTATTGTCCATCTTTTTCTTTGCTGCATTTTCTTTTTTACGATCCATCCAAGAATCATCAAAGGTGCTATTGTTTTGCATAAAGTCGATATATGCATTATGATAATCTTTATCATCCCCTTCTTGAACTTCGAATGCATCAAAAGGCATATCTTGAATCAACTTACCTTTAATGTAACTTTGTTTCTTTTCCTTAGCAATCCTACGAAGAAATGCATAGTAGATAATCTGAGTAAAATATGCAAATGGATTACTAGACTTATCTGGATTAAAGTTATCAATATACTGAATGCAATTTTCTACACCATCAAGAATCATATCATCTCGATAGGAGTAGTTTATAAAGTTGGGTTTGTATGACAGGTGTGTTGCGATTTTAAGAATGCATTCACCGATGTAGTTGCTAACGATTGGCTTGGGGAGTCCTTTCTCCTCAGCTTCTTTAGCTTTCTTCTTCATCTCAATGATAGCATCTAGAAAATCTTTGTTATTTACATAATGTGCCATACCATGGGGTTTCCTTCTTATAGTTCAAGTTATTCATAAGTATACATCATCTTCAGGCATAAGACAAGTTTATCTGTATGCAATATTGCTACTAAAATATATTTGTCTTTTTATTTGTCTTGAGACATAATCACTGTGTTAGGGTTTATGAGTGATAGATTAGTTTATTGTTTCGTTTCCTTCAACGAAGTTTTTTAGATCTATCTCTTGTTCGTCCTCCCAATAAAGATCCTCTGCACGAGGAGTACTCTTCTCCTCATTCATAATAGCTAGTTCTTCATGTTCTTTAACGATTCGTAAATAATGTGGAATAAAAATATGATGCATCTTCTTAACAAACATCACATCTTTTTTATCTAATACGTATTTTACTTCATCACTGAATTGGCAAAGAGGATGTGCAGTAATATGTTCTTTGTTAGCCTCAATAACAGGAATAGTTCGAATACACATCGGTGATTCAATTTCAATAAACGAGTCATCTTCAGAACGAAGAACTGCCATAACTTGCTCGCCAGAGACAAGTTTTAAAACAACAAATAATTCATTACCACTTAGCATAGATCCACCTCTATTATTTTAACTTTAAATTCTTCTTCAGCATAAGTTTTATATCTTTCAGCTGCATGATTTAGAGTATGGTTTTTCCAAGAATTCCAATGCAAATCATCGGCAAGGTCAAACAGATTACATTTGGTCTTGCCATCTTTCAATCTCAATCCACGACCAATACTTTGCAAGTTACGTATCTTGCTCTTTGATGGTGATGCAAAAATGACATTCTCGAGAGACGGTATGTTGATACCTGTGGAGAATGTACCAAAACTAGCAATAATGATAGCATCGCTCTCACCTTCTGTAATGTGACGAATTGCTTCACGATCGGTTGTATCAGTTCCTCCGTAAACAAAGAACACTTTGCGATTTTCATGCACCTTGTCCTTTATTAATTCATATAAAATTTTACCATGCTTTTCAACATACTGGAAAAGAACTAAGGTATTACCCTCACACTTTAATGCAAGGTTACGAATAAATTTATTTCGTTTTTCATTGCTTACAAGAAAATCCATTTCTTCTTGATAAGTCTTATTCTTTTGTGCCTTACGAATTTCTTCGTTGTACTTCAACATCACACACATTATATTTAGGGTGGTAAGTCTTCCTGAGTCCATCAGTGCTTTGGTTGTAGTAACCTTATGTACTGGACCAAACATACCCTCAAGTACTAAACGATGAACCTTTTTATTGTCAAGAGTTCCTGTTGTTCCAATCCTGTAACGAATCTTGTCCATCTTTTCCATAACTGTTGTTAAGGACTTTGCTTTGAACTGATGGGCTTCATCTCCAAAGATTACATCAAACTGAGCAAACCAAGATTTAGGTTGTAGGTATACTGACTGCCAAGTTGTAATTAATACATCTTTGGTGAATTCTTTTGTGAACCCTGCATATAATTTTTGGCAAGAACCTGCAGTATTAAAACCATTGGCAGAGGAGTAGTCTTCAAAGTCAGTATATAACTGCTCAACAAGAGATGTTGTTGGAACTATAATGATACATTTACGATCGTGTGCAATATGCCAACGCATCGTGGTGTAAATTATAAATGACTTTCCAGAAGCAGTGGGAGATAATAGGAGTGTCCGCTCTTTATCGAGAGCAGTCTTTACTGCTTCAACTTGATAGTCTCGGATTTCGATTGGTTTACCACGACCATGTGGATTGAGTGACTTGGCATAGTCTTGTACAATCTGATGTGTGATATTGTTTTGATGGAATACAGGAGTTACATATTCAATGCCATACCCATTGCGAGTGGCAAACTCTTCAACATAAGAAACTAATCCTACGTAGAGTGTCTTTCTAACTTGATCGTATAAACGAACTTTACCATCCCAGAGTCTTGCTCTAAACTGCGGTGTGAATCGTGCACCTGGATATTCATACGTAAAGAAGTCAGCGAGTTCTTGTTCAATAGAACCATCGCTAAAAACTCTAACATAAACTTCGTCTAACTTCTCAATTTTAATCATTACATACCAGCTAGGAACTTTTTCCATTCTATGGCACTTTTAATCTGCCAGTCTCTGGCTTTGATTTGGCCAAGAACGGATTCAAGAAAATATATCATTGTCTCAAGATAATCAATCTTGACTCTTAATGTATTTAGATCAGTATCACCTGAGAGAAATTCATCCATCTCATTCTTTAGTGGCTTAACACCTTGCCACTGATCCCATGCAAGATTAGTTAATTCTTCACGAGATAATTCACCACGATATAGGCGAAACTTATTCTTGCGTAACAAGTTGTAATCTGATTGGAGTTTGGTGTGTTTTAGTTTGACGTTGACAAGTAGTTTTAAATACTTGGCATGTAACTTGGGAGTAGCTGTAGTTGTCTCACCGAGATAGTTATCATCTATCTGGCAATCAATTTCCCACGCATCTTGCAATTGTTCAATATTCATAATATCCTCACATTTATATACTGCCATTATACCGCAGTATTACAAAAAAATCAATTATTTTAATGAAAAGTGATGTGTTGCTCTGGTTCAGGCAAAACTTTTTTCTTTGCTGGTTGCAATGTTTTTAATTTCTCTTTTGCAATTTTTTTAGCAGTTGGAATATAACCATCATAATTGATTATATGATGTAGTGTTTCCGCTTTAACGTTTTCATGTGATGCTGCGTCTTCAAAAGATGTAGATAATACTCCACCTTTAGTTATTACATGGTGAATGTGATCTCCAGTTGCGTTTGGGTTTTCAAGAACAGCCCTTCTTACGTAGGCTTCAGAATCATTTGATAACCTATCAAGTTGGTCTTTGGATAAATTTTTATTTTTTGCTATTTTTCCACGAAGCAACCAATCATCTTTTTCACTATTTTTAATATAATGTTCTAGATGATGTGGCTTAGCTTTGTGACTAGCGATAACTCCATCTTTTGCAACATTTGGATTACGCTTAAATGCATCTTCTACCTGTTGATCAGTAGTATATTTATGGTTTAATGCTCCACGCAAAATATCTTCGTCGTCTGATTTACTTAACTTGGCTATATGTTCTGGGGTGATATTTGGGTTATTTCTAATTGTAGACTCAACAGTATACCCATCTTTATCATTAAGAAGTTTTTCTAAATTATCACCTTTAACTCTAGGAGATTCCCCTATTTGTATTTTTGCATATCTAAAATTACTGGCTTGTATATTATCAATTGCTTTTGATATGTGTTCGTCATTAGCATTAGATTTTACTACTGCAGCTGATACCATTGGATGTGAATTTTTCAATGCAGTTTCAATATGTTCTGGAGATAATTTTTGATGTTTTAATGCAGCAATAGCTATCTTAGGTTCTTCATCTGACAACAATTTATGTAAATGATCACTACTTAGATTTGGGTTTTCAGCTACTGCTGTGCGAATTTTTTCTGATTTATTATTTATTAATTTATTTAAAGAGTCAGAACTAATATTTGGATGTTTTGCTACTGCTTGTTTTTGTGCTGGCGTCCCAGATTTAACTAATGCATCTAAATGTTCACTAGTTGTTTGTGGGTGAATCATGGTAATACTACCGCTATCATTATAAACTTTTTTTTCTTTGGTAAAGATAGGGTCGCCTTTTAATTCTCCACTTAAGCGATCTGCTACATGTTTTGCGTGTTGAGTGAACGATGGGTGTTTAACACCATATTCGCCATCAATTGCATATGCAGTGTGTCCTTCTTTATTATAATGTGGGTGTAAAGTTGCTCTATAAATTTCTTGACCATTATGGTCATGAACTCTAACTACACTAGACCCATGAGCTATTTCAGATTTTAAAAATCTTCGATGTACTCCACTTGTAATATTTTTACAAGAAAGGTTTTTCCAAGAATGTCCACCTGGATGGGTAGGATCAGATTCAGGATTGGTTTGCCCAGCAACCTCAGTTCCACGAACTATTGTAACATAATGTCCATGTGACGATTTAGTTCCTGCTCGGACTGAGTCATTGGCAAATTGATTTCTTAATGAATCATCTTTAATTAAACGACCAAGTTTAACATCTCTTCCATGTTTGTCTTTGACTACACCTTTGGTATAACTTTGGTGATCAAACTCTTGACCAAGATGATGTTCAATCGCACGATGAACTTCTGATTTTCCATGGTCATAATCAATTAAATCTTCTTTAACTTCATCATTATCCTTACCGAAAAAATGATCAGTATTACTTCTAGAAGCGTCTGTCATTTTTATTTTAGAATAGACTTTTCTCTGAGCATCAGTCAGATATTCTAATAAAGTTTCTTCCTTAAGAAAATTTTTAAATGAAAGCATAGTTATAGAAATTTATAGTATCCGTAGCGGAATGTAGCGTTACCAATTAAATATTGCACGTCTGTATTTGTTCCTGCAAACTGCAATGAATCTAGTGCAATTGGAAATAGAT